TGAGCGGGCGTAGTTACCAGCCCACCGGTAGCAGCGGAAGAATTCTGCTGAAGGGCAGACTTAAGCTGGTTGTTTGACTGCGTAAGGGCATCAATAGATGACTGAAGAGACTTAGTACCAGCTAGTTGCCCGCCACTCGCAGTGGAAAACGCATCGTCACTTGCCACTCTTCTGCCTTTCCGCCATGGCCGTCAACCATTCAACCCAGTAACGGCGCATTCTCACGGGCAGACTGTGGACATCTTGGCGTGTCCAGCCGGGGAAACTGCGTGTGATTACCGACTCTTCATAGATTGTAGCTTTGTAGTTTAGCGTAGGCTTAGAGGAAAAAGATGAGGTCTCGAAATAGATCTACCAGTCCCAGCGAAATGGTGACCTCGTTGCCACATTCCTCATGCTTGAAGCTAATGTTATTATACTGCGGACCGGGCTGACCCTCTTGCAGGGCCTTAAGAATAGTGTGCCTGTCTGGGATAGAAAGCTTTAGAACATAAGCGGGCTCGACAACTGTCTTATGAGTTCTACCGTTAGCATCAATGACTGAGGTAACACACTTAGACAGAAGTCTTGAGTCACGCTCAGCACCTGTAAGGTCTGCCTTGTCAAAGACATAGAGCTGGTCCTCACCTGTAGCCAGGCGAACGGTTGCCCGTGCTCCCTTGCGCAGCTCTACCTCGAAAGTAGCATCCTCTATGTTCTCTAGCTTCTTGTTCTTGATGTCAAGGTCTTCTAGGTCAAGCGTAAGATCCGACAGGGAACCACAAGACGGGCAAGCCCATTGCAATACTTCCAGGTCTTTCCCGTATGTCGCAATACGAATCGCTAGAACCAGTAGGTCACGGTCTCCGATAAGCATAGCGCGGAGAGCCTTCTTTACCTGAACTGGGTCAACGATGTTACCAATAGAAGCTGTCCCGCTCTCTAGAAGTACCTGCAAAAAGTGGAAGGTATTACCAGACTTAAGAGAACGAGACAACGCTTCTTCATGCTCACCGGTAAGCTCACGAACAACAGCTGTGTACTGTGGCTCTTTATCAAATATGAAACCACCGTCTAGCTGAACGAAATCACTAGGTGGATCTGGTATTTCAGGAATTGGGTTGGCATCAGAAATAAACTTCTGCGCCATCCGCATCTTTTCTTCAACAGATAGCTCAAGAACCTGTGGATCGCTCATTTAATCTCCGTATAATAAGGCTAACTCTGTAAGAGTCTACCTGATATTACGAGACCTGAGTTACCAGTGAAGAACCATCCGTGAACTGCGGAGCGTCAGTGCCAAGTGAAGTAGACAGAACAAAGTCCCATCCTTCATGCGCGAGAGACATCTGCTCAATGAACAACTGGTTAGCACCAGCGTCAAGGTCACTGAATGCAATCGACGTTGGCCATGCGTTATAGATACGGAAACCAGCGTTAACAGCAACAGAAGAGGTAGTCACAGGGTGGTCAAGGATAGCAACGTCAACATTCTGACGGAAGTCAGTGCCAGCTGCCAGCGTGCCAGTTCCCTGGATAACCGTAAACAGGTTCTGCATCCAATTGATGTCACTTGTCTCACCAACAGCCACACCATGAGATAGCGTGATCGGGCTGAAGTCAGCCTGCCCAGGCATCTTCTGCGTTGTGGTGTTGTATGCGCCTTCACGGTATGCGATAACATCGACAGTGATGTTAAGCCCGGACACGCTCATGAAGCCCATGGTGACACCTGCGCCACCAGCAATGGGCTGGATGTTAACAAGGAACTTAAAGTTCCTAAGCGGGTCAGTCGCAAGGTGAGCGATGCTGGCCTTCTGAGTCACCGGCATACCGGGCCTACTTTCTCTTACCTTACGACGTTGAAGCCGTTGCTGTAGTTGCACCCTCAAACTGGTACAGGTTAATGTTGATGTATTCAGCTGGGCTTGCCAGTGCTACGCCAACGTTGGCATACAAGATACCTGCCTGAGCAGAAGAGGCTGAGTTAATAGAAGCGTCACAGATGACATAGAACGCTGTGGACGGTGTGTTACCAGCCAGAACGCCCGCCTGCATCTGCTGTAGCAGGTAGCTAGTCAACGTAGATGCCACAGAGGCCCAGAGACTAGGCGTGTTGGGCTTGAACAGGGCATAAGCACAGATAGACTCGAAGTCGTGAATGAACTGCTGGATTACACGCTGAACTGAAATGAACTGGCTTGGGTAACCAGGCAGCAAGGTGCGGCCACCCATGATGCAGAAGCCAGCCCCGCCCTGTCCGGTGCTTCGTACCGAACGAATAGCATTAATGGAATTACTTTGGAGGTTAGTCAGGTCAGTACCGGTGAAGGTAGCCTCAAGGACATTGGCAGGTACCGTAGCGGAGATGCCCGCTGGTGTCTGCTCAGCCCCGTACAGGTTGAGGAAGTTGGACCACACGCCAAGTACCGCACCGCCCGGTGGCACCCATACAGAGGCACCGGAAACAGAGCTAGCCGGATCAACGATGTTAAGCCACGGTGTGTAGATGCAAGCGTTAGTAGACTGTGTGATGACAGGCTGAATAGTCGTCATGTCAATCGCGTTAGCAGCAACCTGAGCTGAGGTCTCAAGTGGAAGGCCACCAAATGGCGGGTCAATGATAATCATTGCCTGGTTAGTTGTGTTCGCCCAGCTGATAAGAGCATTGATGTCCGCTGCTGTAGTCCAGCCCGGTAGGTTAATGTTAAGGATCTGGAAGTCAAGCTGACTGAACTGGAACACCGCAGTCGTGCCCAGGCTAGGAGCAATAGAACCATCGTTACCAGATTGCAGGCTAGTAGGAGCTATAGGGGCAAGGTCAGTCTGCCCGAGAATGTATGTATTACCGGGCAGTGTAACAGTCAGGTTAATGTAAGCAGAGCCAGAGATTTGGCTATTCACTATTGACCCGATGTAGCGGTGGTCAGCGGGATTCATGGACAGGTCAACGAAACTCTCAGCAACGTTACCAGCAGCGGTTCCACCGTTGTAAACTGTGAAGTTAAACCTGCCTGTGACCCCAGTAGGCGTTACGCTAACGTAAATACTGTCACCATAAGCACCAGGAGACTTACAAGTTACTGTCATGATAGGTGTTGATATGTCTGAACCAATACCGTCAAGGTTCAGTGTCGCTGCTACAGCGTCAGTGTTCGGTACACGAAGAACAAAGCAAGACACGCCGCCATTGTTGAAGAACTGGTACACCGCGTAGTGCAGCAAGCTCCCGTTAGCTACGTTGAAATTACCGTATAGGTTTGTGAACTGCTGCCATGAAGTGATAAGTGTTGGCGTAGTAGGCCCGATGTTATATGGCAGGGCAAACGCTGGCGTAGCCTCACCGGGAATACCAATAGAGCTGTTAGCTAGAGGATTAAGGTGAGGATAAACCGATACCTGTGGATAGCCTGGTGTAGCCATTAAGTGTTCTCCTACAATCCTTGCTGAACGTTAAATTGGCTTGACATTTGTGTGCCGTAAATTCCGAGGTTCCTCTGAATCCCAGCGGGAGTGTCCAAGTCGATTGGCATAGTGTCCGCGTAAACGTCAAGATTAATATCAATATCGTTCACAGGTATAAGTGTACCGCCGTACTGTTCAAATGTTTGAACGCGCGGTACTAGTTCGGAGAATACACGAACTCTCCACGTAACTGCTATCAGTCGCTTATCGTCTTCATCCTTTGTGTAACTCCAGGATGGCCCGGCTTCGACAAGCATTGTCCTAATGGTTCCATCTTGCGGAACCTTCAGGTAGCCGTACTGATAGGGCAGGTAGGGCTCAGTGCAGAGCTGTGCTACCAATGGCTGAGCATGTTGTGTCATGTAGCGGGCAAACACCGTGACTACATAGTCAAAGTAGTACGGAGTAGGAAAGAAGCTGTAGTACGGTGACTCAGAAGGAGTAATAGTAAGGGGATTCTCTTGTGGATTCCACCAGGGACCATACCCTTCTGGGGCATAAGGCAGCTGAATATATCCAGAATGCGCCCGGTCAGCACCATAGGACATGTCTGCGTGCTCAATGATGATGATGGGGTAACTAAGGTTAGCTAGCTCATCCTCGGGCAAGCGATATCTAACAGGTACCGGGCGTCCATTAGGTGCGTTGCCATCAATTACCGTGAGACTTTGCAGCTTCTTCTTGAGCGCAGCATCTTCATTGCGCAGCCATGGCATTAGAGGGCATCCAATGGCAGGAACTGTGTACCAAACAGGTAGTCAGCCTGGTTAGCAAACATAGTGAACTGAACTTGCCCGTTTGTATTCCATATGGTCCCGTAATTGGAACGGTTAATTCCACCACAAGTGTCACGGATGTTTGCTGAGGGCCAGAACTGTGACGGCAGGGTAAATACAAGCTGGTTACCAGCTGCGGTACCTGACCAGGCAAGGTCGAATCGAACTTCAACGTTCCTGTTATCCGGGGTCAGACGGCAGAACACACCATTTACTCCGGACCCTGAGGAGGCCCAGTGTGTTCCGAACTCAGTGAC